CTGAGACACTGGGCCAAACTTCGTTTAGAATATACTAAGATACCCTTTTTGCTTATGGCCTACGGAATGTCAACACCAAAAAAGAAAAAGAAAAAGAAAAAGACAGGTAAAAAACGCTGTTCCTGTGGCATGTAATCATGGGTAAATTATGTCCTAGAGGCATAGCTGCTGCTAAGAAAAGGTATAAGAAGTATCCATCTGCTTATGCCAATGGGTATGCTGTGCAGGTTTGTAAGGGAACAATGCCTGATGCAAACGATAAAAAACGTACTGCTTCTGGTTATACCAAAGGTAAAAAACGTACTACCACTAAAAAACGTATTACTACTAAAAGAAAACGTGCCACAAGTAAGAAGAAAAAGTAAAAAAAATACTAAGACCAAAGGTGGATTGGATCGTTGGTTTAAGGAAAACTGGGTTGATGTTAAGACTGGCAAGCCTTGTGGTCGTCAAAAAGGAGAGAAAAGAGGATATCCCGACAACAAAAGAGATGAGTCCAGCGGAGAAGGCGAGGTTTAAAAGAGAAAAAACAAGCAGTAAGAGAATTGGTTATCAACATACACGTAGAAAGAAGAAAAAATAACTGTAAAAAACCCTATTTCACGGTAATATAATCGTATAAGTTAAATTTTCTTAAAATCATGGCATTTTTTCGTGGCGAGGAAGGTTCTGTTAAGTTTTCTAAAGATGGAACTGAAAGTCTTGCAGTAATTGTTTCAACAACAGGCTGGTCACTTGATATAACAAAAGAGACTTTAGAATGTACTGCACAAGGTGATAATTCCAGAAAGTATGTCGGAGGTTTAATTTCTGGTTCTGGTACTGCTGATTTTCTATACACGGCTGCTACCGCTACTGATGCAACAGGTGAAATACTGAGAGATGTTTTACAGGCGGATGATCCAGCAGATGCACAATTTGAGTTATTTCTAAATGGTTCTAACAAAGTAACTTTTAATGGAATTGTTACAGGAACTAGTCTATCCGCTACAACAGGTGACATTGAATCTGTAAGTGTAAGCTTTCTAACTTCTGGTGATATTACTGGTAACGACTTGTAATGCCTTCAAAATCTTACTCAAAGAAACAACGTAAGCTTGCTGCGGTTGCTCCTCCCAGAGATAAGATTACGGC